AGGATAAACTCCGTTTGGGTCATTAAAACCTTTACGATTATCCGCCAAAGAAACTGGCCTGCCTGGTAAACTGCCTAATATAATCGGCTCTTGACGATAATGACCATCACGAAAAAACCCAAACACCCACGAACCTTCAAGTAGGCCGGTTGCGGACTGGCCTATACCAGAAACCCCGCTGGCCGTTATGGGTAATACACAAAGTGCCCAAGGTAAATCGGCCGTTGGTAATGTTTGTTTATTTTCTGTGTGATGACCTAATATACGTACTCTAAGACGGCCGGCCTTTAATGGGTCTTGCCTATCTTCAACAACACCAGAGAACCAGAGAAAACCTCCAAGTCCCATAAAGTTTTCGTTATTCATAATGGCCTTTCGTTAGAGCGCCTGATAATAACACAACAGCATACGTCATTTTTAATCATTTCTCCAGTTCTACGCACATTACCCGGCCACCTTAGTAAAGGCCACAAAGACAAGTAATCCGTAGTAAATCCATATCTCACTGGTACAGGCGTGCGCTAGCACGACTTTATCTCTTAGTTCGCCTAATCTTTCAAATATTCTTCGTATCATCTTGGTAGCATCTTGTATCATCTCATTGTCTATCATTGGTCGCCTCGTTATTTCTTTTTACCACATTTACACAGTTTACTTGAGAATATTCTATTCTTTAAATTTCTCAATGCTTCTTTGATATATGTAAAATTAAGTTCACTTATATTCATAGATTCTCCAGTTGTTTTCTATATTTATGGTGCAGCATTCACTCGGTAGTTCTGTGCTGGCCATTGGTCTATTAATATACATAGCTGTCGGAGCGGCGGTCTCGGAGTTTTTCTCAATATTATTTAAAGAATTTAGCATAGTTTTCTATCAGTATTTGGTCAAATTCGTAAATATCGATAATTCCTGGATTCTTTTTCTCTTTATCTATAAAGGTATCGTTTATTTCTACAGGATAAGGTACTCGGACGCTGTCTTTCATACACTCTAGTGTCATTATATGTTTTTTCAATTTTAAGTCAATTGAGTGGCGTACGGCAGTGATTAGGTAGCGTCCTGACATATAAGGGTCCATATCTGATGGTTCGTTACCATCTCGTGGTTCATAAGACGGTAGTTCAAAAGTAATTAAATCGCCTGCCTTAACTGCGGTGTAACCATTCACGGTAAGTTCTATACGTAGTGATTGGAAGGCAAGTCTTTGCGATAATCTTTGTTGTACTATTTCTTTTACATTCGGTATATCAATCTCATTTCCTTCTGGCGTATTATGTATTGCTGTTGTATCCGGCCAGAGGTAGAGTGTAGATTCAGGATAATCGGATAATGATTGACCCTCTCGTATATACTTCGGCAATATGCCTTTATCTGATTCTTTACCACCATCTCTACTTGTTTCAGTGTGAAAACTCTTAGGGTAATTCAGTTCATAATTAAAATCTGTTTCTTCGTAAGTTTTATTCAATTGATTGTGTGTAATTATACGACTCGCATAAACACCATTTCTTAAATTTTTAAGTGTATCAAATTGGTCTTTGATTGTATAACTCATTACCACCTGCATTTCATTTTTAATATCTTTATTGCCTTTTTCATCTGATATATTAGCAGGTTTAGATTTATACCTTGCAACAACAGGTCTTGCTGTATTTGCTTCGATTGCTAACATACTTTCTAATGAACGGTAATTAAATCCTGCCACTGTTTCATAGAAGTAATAGCCGGCATTATGAAATTTTAAACTGGTTGTTAATTGTGATATTTGGTCTATACTCTCAAAAGGTCTTAATCGGTTGAATACGTGTTTATGTAAACCAATTGATGGTTCATAGAATAAATTTTTATTTGAACCTAAAAATGTGGGGTCTTTTATAATGTTTGCCACCATATTTGAATAAGTATCAGTTTGAGCATTTGATACCACTTTCAATTCGTTATCAATCATTTCTTTACTGCAAAAATTAATTAAATACATTTGCGTTTTAGGATTAACATTTGTTCTTGCTTGTATTTTGTATATGTACATAGGATGACCTGATTTTTCTGTAAAGTCATACATATATGGTGAACCAGGCGTAAAGAATTTAAATTCTATTCTTTCATTACCTGTTAATGGTAATTTACGAATAATATTTTGTGTATCTATTAATAGAATATTGCCTGATAATGTTTTATTGTAAATACTTTCATAGATATTGAAATCACCAATCATTGTTTCAATGGCAATTTTTTTAGCTCTATTATCACCTGATTGTGATGAATAAGAAACTAATACAACGTCTGTTAAAAGATATTGACCAGGTTTTTTTAAAACACTTTCATCTAAGGTATCGAATACACTCATTATACATTTACTAAGTTAGCAAACTCATCTAATAATATAGGCAAATATGCGGCGTTCAATAATTTAATTTGTCTTTTTTGGTCTTGGATTCTTTGTTCGTATTCTCTATTCGTGACAGCGGTAGCTCCTGACACTGTGCTGTTCACTGTAATTTTATGTGAGTAATCACTTGGTCCTTCACCTTTTGTTTTACCACTCGATTGTGTAATTTCATAATGATGTACGCCATCTGGATTTGTATATTTTTCATTCATATAATTTTCAAATTCGAATGTTGTAAGTGGCCAGCCATAATAACGGTCTGTAATATCATTTGTTAAAAGTATAATCCAATGATATTGACTATTACCAAAATGTTTTAGTGCTGTAATTTCAGGTGTTTCTCCTTCAGGCACGTCATATAAGTCGTACAGTGTAGATTCATCTAATACTTTTGACCTAACTTTGACTCTCACCATTAAATCTGTAACGACTTTTTCGTTACCATCATTTCTTATATCATATGTGCCTTTAGGAAAAAAAGAAAAGTACATTAGAAGCCTTCAGCAATTTTTTGTTTAGTCATTATTTCTGTTTCACTAAACGATAAATCCATTTTAGTATATATAGGTGCAGCTCCTAATTCATCAGCAGCAAAAGTTGAAAATACACTTTCATCGCCGTGTGATAAATCCATTTTTGTTAATACGCACTTACTGATTTTAGGTATATACATATTTTGTTTATCTAAGTACATAAATGTTAATTGAAATTGTGATGGCACTACGAAGTCATTTGTCATACCTAATTCGGGGTGCATATGAAATTTAAATAGAGATATAATTTTTCTAGCGGCATCTAATTCACCTCGATTACGTGGTGCAAATTCAAAGTTATATTGAAATTCTCTCATTGGCACACCCTCAAAAACCATTTCTAAATTATTATTAAAGGCACGACCTGTTGATTTTTGTAATGCTGCTTTAAAATCACCGGCACCAGGTATCATCTGTGTTACCATTTGTGCTATTTCAACACCCATTTTTTGTGCAATCTCAACACCTCTTAATGCTAAATCTGATGGTTTTCCCATACCTAATATATCACCTAACATTCCTGTTTCTTTACCACTATGTGATACGTTGTAAGATGTTTTAACACCTGGCGGCGTGTACAATATAATCGTATCAGCTACACGTGTATGTCTTGACCCTAAACCACCGGCATTTATACCTGAGCTTTGTTTTGTAATTCTACTTTTACCACTAGAAAATGTTGCTGATTTACCACCTGTTAATCTATTTTTATTTGCTGATGCTGCTAAACTTTCTTCACCTAATTTTTTAAGACCCGTTGATAGTCCACCTTTTACTAAATCAGTTATAGAGCTAACAAGTGTAGTTGTTTCTAATATATCAAAAATCATATAATGGCCTGTACCTAATTGTTGTACGTTATCAGGATAATATACAACACCTGCTTCATATGGATTTTGTTGCATATGAGCACTTGGTTTAGTATCACTTAATTCTAATGGAGATTTGTTTAATATTTTAGCTGCAGCGGCATTTGTTTGAATACTATTTTTTGCCTTATCAAATAAACTACCACCTAAACCACCTACAAGACCTGTAAGACCACCACCAACACTTTGGAGATTACTTAAATTCTTTTGAACAAGACTAGCTACTTTTGATAACACGATAAATACCTTATGTGATTAATACTAATATTTATATGATATGAGAGCAAGTTATAAAGGAATTTATAAACCCACTCACCCTAAAAAGTACGCTGGTGACCCAAATAGAATAGTATATCGTTCACTATTGGAAAGGCGTATGATGGTTTATTTGGACAAAAATGATAGTGTTGAGTTTTGGGCAAGTGAAGAAATACCTATAATCTATCGTTCACCAATTGATTATCGTATTCATAGATACTATCCAGATTTTATATTTAAGTTAAAAACAGGCAAAAAATATATGGTTGAAATTAAACCATATCGCCAGTGTTTTCCACCTAAGAAACCGAAGAAACAAGGCCGTTCTTTTATGCGTGAACAATTAGAATATATAAAGAACCAAGCTAAATGGCAAGCCGCTAAGGTGTACTGTGAGGGCAACGATTTAGAGTTTAAAATCTTTACTGAAAAAGATATAGGTGTCTATAGTTAATATAAATATAGTAAATGGCAAGTATATTAGATACCCTAGTTGATAAACAAGGCGATACGACTAAGTCAACGACTTGGTATAAAAACGC